TGGTTTGCTTGAAGTTTTTATGAAAGCAAATGTACATGATTTCTGCGGCAGTGGCAAGAATAGAGTATTTTTTTAGCGGTTTCGTTTTTTCTTTTTTAAAAGATTTCATTACCTTTGCCGATGTTTTCAGAATAAAGGGAAAAACATCTGCGGAAGTAGCTCAGTTGGTAGAGCATCAGCTTCCCAAGCTGAGGGTCGCGGGTTCGAATCCCGTTTTCCGCTCTCTTGAAAATCAAGCAGTTACAAATAAAGTAGCTGCTTATTTTTTTATGTATGCTGAATAACATTCCGCTTTTAGACCCTTTTAAACCCTTTTAATCTTATCTTTGTATGCAAATCCTATGCAAATTTTCAGATTTGCATAAACTAAAAACATAGATATATGGCAACGGTTAAATTCTACCTTGATAAAAGAAGGCAAAAAAAAGATGGTACTTATCCGATAAAGTTGAATGTATTCCACAACAAACAAATAATGATAGCTACGCAGCTAAGTGCATCGGAAAAAGAATGGAATGGGAATGAATATTCTGTGCGTGCACAAAATTACAAGCCGAGGAATATAGTTGCCCGTGGAATAATAAACAAGGCGGAAACAGTAATATTTACTTTAGAGCAACAAGAAAAGTTGAAATCAACTACAGACAAAGCTTTGAAGAAGTTGATAGAGGACGCTATAAGTAGCAAGGTTGAAAACCAAAAGACGTTTCTCTATTATCTTGATGAATTCGTTTCCAAGAAAACCAATCAGGGGACTAAGTCTATATATACAACCACAAGAAACAAGATTGAGGAATACGATAGTCATTGTACTTTTGAGAGCATGGATAAGTCATGGCTGGAAAACTTTGAAACGTGGATGGCAAAGACGATGAAGGTTAATGCCTACGCTATTCATTTACGGAACATACGTAGTGTATTCAACTACGCCATTGATGAGGAGTACACAACATTGTATCCATTCAGAAGGTTTTCAATAAAGAAAGAGGAAACCCGAAAACGCAGCCTTACAGCAGAACAACTTAGGTTATTGAGAGATTATCCATGTGAGGAATACCAGATTAGATATAGGGATATGTTCATGCTCATGTTCTATCTCATAGGAGTAAATGCAGCCGATTTGTTTAACGCAAAACATTCTGCATTGGTAAATGGTCGTTTTGAATATAAAAGAGCTAAGACGGGGAAATTATACAGTATTAAAGTAGAACCGGAAGCGCAGGCTATAATTGAGAAATACAAAGGGAAGGATTATCTTCTTAATATAATGGATGACTACGGAAATTACAAGGATTTCCTACATCGTATGGGAATAGGGTTAAAACAGATTGGAGAGACAGAAAGGAAGGGATTGGGAGGGAAAAAGAGTAGAAATCCTTTATTTCCTGATTTGTCCTCATATTGGGCAAGACACACATGGGCCACGGTAGCGGCAGAACTCGATGTCCCCAAAGAGGTAATCGCCCACGCGCTTGGGCATAGTTGGGCGAACAGCACAACGACTGACATCTATATCCATTTTGACATGCGAAAAGTAGATAAAGCTAATCGGAAAGTTATCGATTATGTAAATGTTTTTAAGAAGTAATAAGGAAGTGGGGAGATAAATATTTTCGATAATTATACCAGTTATTTCGGATAGATAGGTATGATATTCCAAATAATTACATATCTTTGCGAAAGCATGTCAAGTGGCATGCTTCCCATACTGACGAAAAGACATGAAAAAACTTACAATCAAACAAGAGAATTTTTGCAACTACTACATCGAAAGCGGCAATGCTTCCGATGCTTATCGTCGTGCCTATTCGTGCGAGAAGATGAGAGACAAACAAGTGTGGGAAGAATCTTGCAAATTGTTGTCTAACCCAAATGTAGCCCAAAGGGTTAAAGAGTTGCAGGAGGAACAAAAAAACAAATCGGATATAACTAAAGAACGCATTCTACAAGAATTGTCCGGTATAGCTTTCTCATCCATTGCCAGCATGCACAACACATGGATAGAGCGTAAAGAATTTGATGAGCTCTCTGACAAAGAGAAATCAGCAATAAAAAGTATATCTACCAAGATATTGAAAAAAAATATCGGAACAAGTGATGCTCCGGAAATTGTAGATGTTGAATATGTGAAGATAGAACTTTATGATAAGATAAAGGCTATTGAGCGTATATGTAAAATGCTTGGGTTTGATGAGCCTACCGAAATAGAGATGAATACCAGCAAACCCATAAGTGTCGAGGAAGCAAAGAAACTGATAGAAAGGCTATGATGGACGGTGTGCGGTATCTACAAGCATTTTGTATGTCGGGCGTTCTCAATTACACAAAATTTTTCTTTAAAAGTAAAACAGGGCGCAAATTTGTGGTGAGCAGACACCATGAACGCATATGTAATGCGTTGGATGATGTTATTTCCGGAAAAATTCAAAAACTGATAATCAATATTGCACCACGATATGGAAAGACCGAATTAGCCGTAAAGAACTTTATATCATACGGATTGGCACTCAACCCTTCCTCAAAGTTTGTCCATCTCTCATATTCTGACGATTTGGCTCACGATAATTCAGAAGAGATTAGAGACATAGTTAAATCAGAAGAGTATCAACAGCTGTTCCCGTATGTCCAGATAAAGAGAGGCACAGACAGCAAAAAGAAGTGGAGTACCACTGCTGGCGGTGGTGTATATGCGGTATCAACAGGTGGACAGATAACGGGATTTGGCGCTGGAGAGGTGGACGATATAGATGATAAAGAAACAGAAAAAGAAATAGATAGCATATTAAAGGGGGCAAGGTTTTCCGGCGCCATTGTCATAGACGACCCTATTAAGCCGGAGGACGCTTTGTCTGACGTGAAAAGGAAAAAGGTTAACCAACGCTTTGAAACTACTATCCGTAACCGAGTGAACAGCCGAAACACCCCGATTGTAATAATCATGCAGCGCCTGCATGAGAATGATTTGTGCGGCTATCTTATGAAAACAGAGCCAGGGCAATGGACTGTTCTTTCATTGCCGGTCATAGAAAAAGAAGCGGACGGGAAAGAATTTCCTTTGTGGGAATTTAAACACACATTGGATGAATTGCATAATCTCAATAGAATAAATCCATTCGTCTTTGAAACACAATATATGCAGAACCCTACACCTATAGAAGGTCTCATGTACGGTACATTCAAGACTTATAGGGAAATACCATATACCAACCGTGCCATTCGGAAAAATTATACCGATACCGCAGATACGGGCAGTGACAGATTATGTTCCATAGATTATGTGGATACAGAAATAGGCAACTTTATTTTAAGCATACTATATACGGACGCTCCTATGGAGGTTACGGAACCGCAAGTTGCAGCTTTGCTTGCCAAAGATAGAGTAACCATAGCTAACATTGAAAGCAATAACGGTGGACGTGGTTTTGCCCGAAACGTAGAGCGGCAATCACGGATAATGGGCAATAATGAAACAGAAATAAAATGGTTTCATCAGTCGGGGAATAAGGAAGTTCGAATATTTACCCGCTCCGCTGAGGTTATGAATCTTACATATATGCCGGAAGGTTGGGAAGTGCTCTTTCCTGAATTTTATGCAGAGATAAAATCTTTTAGGAAGTTCGGAAAAAACGCACATGATGATGGGGCAGATGCTCTTACCGGAACCGTAGAAAAACGCGGAGATTTTGAATATGACAGCTATGAGGCTGCGACAGTCGCATTTTCCGGCATTCCAATTGTAGAAATACATCCACTGCTTAATGGGCGTTTTCTGTATGCGAAAGCGTATGTTGTACATGATACAATATATGTGGACGATGCGTATATAGGAGAATTGATTCCCATCAAAGAAATCGCCGCGCTGGTCGCTGGTACCGATGTAAACATTGAGACTTCGCAGGCGATGCTTCATTATATACGCGATTATAGGGCTGAAATAGGTGATGTGTGGGCAAGGCAAGAAAATACAGGAAAACTTTCTTATATTGAAGCATTTAAGGGGCTAATTCGAGATTTTAAATTCAAGAGGGATAATAAAATGTCCTTATTTATGCGTAATCTAATGGACTATGACGGCAAAGATGTCTATGAAGCAATGTATGTATTGTGTTGTATAGCGGATAGAGTAAAAAGAAAATCAAAAAAATAATCATAAAAATGCTATTAGTTATTTGGAATTAGTCTAAATAATATATATATTTGCACACGTAGGGTCACTACAAGCGTGTGAAGTTGCACGCAACCGTATTAATGGACTAAAACACTAAATATATGGGAGTGGCCGCATTAATTTGCTGTCGCTCCTGCTTTGTATATGGGCATATTTACTAAATTTTGGAAGCCAGAAAATAAAAAGTCTATCCCGATGTATGATAATGTAAATCGGGTAGAAAGAGATGCAGCAGGAAACTACTGGTTTTTGTCCGATTTGTTCGGAAGGTGTTCCAAATGGAAAGTATATTATGACATGACTAACAATTTGGATAAAGCCGGAGCGCTTGTTTCCTGTACGCCTTTCTTCACTGTAGTTGATAAAATCGGTTCTATGATGTCCCGTGGTATTCCTTATGTGGTAGATAAGGATGGAAATGAAAAAAGGACATTTGCCGATATACGTAATATACTCAACGCTCCCAATCCGCTGCAAACATTCTCTTCATTTGTAAAGCAAATTGAAATATGTCTTAAGGTATTCGGCTATTGTCCAATTGTTCTTGTTAGAGCGACAAAAACAAGCACTCCTAAGGCAATGTGGATAATTCCACCTGAGATTTTCCATATGGAAGGAACCGGTAAGGTGTTTCGCCAATACGAACTGAAAAATATTATATCAAGTGTATATATAGACTGTAACGGAACTCGATTAGAGTTGGAGGATTATGAATACCTTGTAATATATGACAGCAATATAGTAATAAATAGCGGTGCGACTGCTGATGTCAAATTTGAGTCCGTTTCAGATAGCCTTTCCCAGCCTATATCAAACTGGGTAGCTTCTATGTCTGCAAGCCATACATTGCTTGTAAATGGTGGTCCTAAAGGCGTGCTCTATAATGATTATACTGACCAGATGGGAAATGTTGCCCTTTCCTCGGAAGATGAAAAGGATATAAAGGACAGATTTAAACGTGATTATGGCTTAGTAAACAAGGAATATCCCATTTTGGTGACACGTTACAAATTAGGATGGCTTCCTCTTGATTTTAATGCTGATGAATTAAAACTTCATGAAGAGGATAAGAGGTGTACAGATAAGATTGCCAATGCAATGGGCATAAATGCCAATCTTTTTACGGATGCCAAATACGACAACCTTGAAAGTGCTGGGAAAAAGGCTTATCAGGACGTAATCATTCCAGATAGCCGAAAGATAGCAGAATGTCTTTCAAAAGCCATATGTCCGGAAGGTGTTTTTATTAAGATTGATTTTACAGATGTTGAATGCCTTCAAACCAATAAGGAGACAGAAGCCAATACATTGGTTAAAGTTGCTGATGCCTTACAGAGATTGATAGATAAGTCTTTGATAACACATGATGAGGCACGTATAGAAGTTGCAAGATACATAGATATTGACCCGGATAATCCAAAAGGAGATTTTGATAGCAATGCAGCAAGCAGTGCATCTGTTGAAAATAACGTCAATAACAGTAAGGAAAATGGAAACAATGACAAATAAATACAAAGATAAGATGGGGATGCAGTATAAATTGTTCTCCATAAACTCGAAGGATGTCCAATATAGCCCCGAAAGCCGGACTATCAGCGGATACGCTGCTGTATTCGGAAACATGGATAAGGCTCATGATATTCTATTGAAAGGTTGCTTTTCAAAAAGTATCAATGAAAGAGGGCCGCAAAGCCAGGCAAATGACAAAATTATACTCCTTTGGATGCACGACATGTCAGAGCCTTTGGGATTTATTACAGAATTGAAAGAAGATGATAGAGGGCTTTATTTTGAGGCGCGCATTGATGAGATTGAACTTGGAGATAGGGCCATAAAACAACTTGAGTCAGGCACGCTTAATCAATTCTCTATTGGTTATGAGTATGTATGGGAGAATTGCGAATGGGATTACGAAAAAGAAGCCCTGATTGTTAGAGAGGTTAAGCTGTATGAAATATCGGTGGTATCAATTGGCTGTAATGGAGAAACCGAGTATTTGGGATTGAAGTCAATTGAAGACTACGAAAACGCTTATAAGGATTTAAGCGGTGAAATTTCCTTGTTATGTAAAAATATGAGTACAACCAAGCAACAGCGTTTGCAAAAAATTATAGCCAAAGCAATGTCACTTGCATCTTTTAGGCCGGACGGTGTTATACCTGCTCCACCCAAAGGGATGGAAGCCGGCAGTAATGGCAAAACGGAAGAAAAATCATTATGTAATTTATTAAAACTAAAATCGGTATGAAATTAGGATTTTTAGAACTTATGGACACATCCGGCTTGTCCGAAGAAAACAAGAAGTTTTTTGAATCTTTGGACGAAAAAATGGGAGAAGCCTTTGAAAAACAAGTGAAAGGCTATCTTGCGGATGAAGTGAAATTGGAAGATTTGCGTAAATCCATAAAGGATGCCGCTGATTCCATAAATGACATCAAGGAAAAGGATTTTGCCGGCATTGACAAAAAGACTTTTGAGGAGAAGGTTAATGAATTGGAGAATGCCATTTTACGTGTAAAGGCTTCTACCGAAGTAGGTAAAAACGGGGAGGTAAAGATTAAATCTGTTTATGAGCAGCTACACGAACAGCTCAAGGAGTATATTGCCGCGGACAAGAAGGGCGTTATGTCTCTTGATTTGAAATCGGCTTGTCAGTCGGCTCCCGGCAATAAGTTGGGATTAAATCTTGTGCTGGAAAAGAAAGACGCTGCAACTATTACTTCCGGGGCCCTTGCTCCGCATTACGGACTTGAGGTTGACCCAAATTTATCAGTTAATCCGAGAGCGCAAACCGTCATTAGAAAATATGCAAATGTATCAAGCACAAATAATAGGGCTTTGGTTTATGCGGAATATACAAGCAAGGACGGAGATGCTGCATGGGTTCCTGAAGGTGGGCTAAAGCCTTTGATGGATGCGACATTGACAGAAAAAACAATAACCGCTGCCAAAGTGGCTATTGCTGCTAAATTTACAGAGGAAACGCTGTCGGATTTTCCCAGCTTCGTCAATGAAGTTGAAACGGAAATGGTAAATAAACTTGGAATCAAAGAAGAGCAGGGAATTTTGTCAGGCAATGGCTCTAGTGGAGAAATAAAAGGCGTTGCATCGGATATGCCGGCATTCTCTCTCTCTACTTTCTATGTTGAGAAGCCAAATATGTTTGATGCTCTTGTGGCTGCATATTCGCAAATTGTATCCACCAGCGAAATGGCTTATCGTCCGAACCTTGTACTGATGAACCCATTGGATTACGCGTCCATGCAGTTGGCTAAGGATGCTAACGGTCAATATCTCCGCCCATTCCGATATGGAGATGAATTGATTCAGGGATTGCGTGTAGAAACGACCACAGCAGTAAAACAAGGAGATTTCATCATGGGTGATTTCTCATACTTGAACATTCGTGACTTGTGGGAATTGTCTATTACCTTAGGATGGGAGAATGACGATTTCCGCAAGAATATCGTGACTGTAATCGCAGAGAAGAGGCTGATGTGTTATATCAAGTCGCAATATAAGACCGCATTTGTAAAGGACACATTCTCTACTGTAATAGAAGGTATCACTCAAGAAGCATAAGGAGAATAATTATGGGAAAAGAATATAGAATAAACCTGACTAAGCGTTATAACGTAACATTTGTCAAGGATGGTGTGAAGTATAAAACAGGCGATGAAGTTTCAGTCGGAATGGCTCTTGCGAGCAAGTTTTATGCCGAGGGTAAAATTGAAGCGACAAACGAACTGATTAATGATGCCAGAGCGTTGGGTTGCGAGGAGTTGTTCACTAAACGTAAATCTGCGAAAAAAGATACGGTATGATAATTGACTACGAATCTTTCACCGGGTTGCTGAGTGTCGGGATAAATCCTGACACTGGCGCTCCCTCTATAACAAGAGATGCGGAGTTGGGCAAAATAGAATCATATATTTCCGTATATGAACAGGAATATTTGATTCGTATACTTGGTGAGGATATGTGTAAGGCTTTTACCGATTATCTTAACTCAAAAGAAGATTCAAAAGAAGATAGCGTTGATGATAAATGGGATAGGTTGCTTGCTATTTTATCAGAAAAATACAGCCCTATTGCTTGCTATATATTTTTCAAGTATATAGCGGACGGTAATTACAGCGTAACAAATGTGGGAACAGTAACTTCTGCCGATGGAGATGCTGTTTCTCCACAAGTTTTGCAAATTAGGGCATGGAATGATATGGTAAATATGAACAAGCGTGTTTATAAACTTTTGCAAGGAAAGGAATATGCTGGTGTATGTTTCAATCCATGTATGTTGCGTAAAATAAACTGTATGGGAATATGAAGCCGGTAAATGATATATTTGCGGACATTGTAAAAAAGGTATCGAAAAGATACGGAAGCAATGTGTCGTTTTTATTCGGAGACTGGGCCTACATAAGCAATCAATTAACTTTATGGGGTAAAAGCCCCAAGACAAGTAAATTGAAGTTTCCTATAATATGTCTTTATTCTCCGTTCACGGAAGATAGAAGTTCTGCCGAGACAGAGGTTAGCCTGGAGTTTATTATTATGGTAAACACTTTGAAAGGGTATTCGAATGAAGACCGGCAAAAAACTTCCTTTGAGCAGGTATTGCGACCTATATACAATCTTTTCTTGGATGAAATCAAGAAAGACATAAACATTGTCCGTAGTTACAATGATGTGGTTCCACATTCCTACATTGAAAACTACAGATATGGCAGGGTTGGAGTTATAGGAGAAGACGGGAAGCCATTCAGTGATTTTATTGATGCTATCGAGATGAAAAATGTAAATTTAACCATTAAAGAAGTAAAATGTTATGGCAACAGATTATAGAAAGTGTCCGGGCGTTACAACTTTTAATACAGGTAGTTCCGTGTGTGTGCTTGACCCCGGTAAAATAAAAGCTATCATACTGACTATTCACGGTCATAAGATACCTACAGAGAAAACAGCGGAAGCCTTTGAAAAGGCTTGCCATGCAGACCGTCCGGGAAGAATATTCCCTATCAAAACGATTGTGGAATATGCACCTTCCGGTGGAGAGGCTCAAACTTCTGCTACGGGATACGGCCCTACTAAAATCACAAGCTATTCAGCTAAAAATGATGTATGGACTTTGCAGGACTACGATGCCAGCTTGAAAGCAAACATCATGGTGGCAAAGAATGTGGCATTTGATGCTTATTTTGTAGATGAGAACAACGTCATTTACGGAATGAATGACGGTACGAAAGATTTGGCGGGCATTCCACTGTCCGGCGTTTATCCGGGCGGTCAGGACTGGGATTCTTCTGGCACAGAAGCCAACTTGACTATCGCAACCATGTTCAAGGATTACGAAAAGTATATTAAGAACGCGGATGTGAGAGCTTATGATTTTGATGTCGTTGACGCATTGAAAGGATTGGTATATGTTGATTTGGTATCAACAGAATCAAACAAGTATAAATTGATTGAGCACTTCGGAAATTTGGATATTACGGAGTATTACGGTGAATTACTGGCAAAGAATGCAGAAAAAGTGTTGAACGGGGCGACAAGTGCTTCTTATGCTAACGGGGTCATTACTACCGTTGGCGAGGACTCCGTTACCCTTGCATCTCCCTCTGTATTGCAAGAAGCTGGAATTACGGGTATTGAGGCTTGGACATGATAGTAGAAGGTGTAACATTCAATGAGGAGAGGGTGAGAAATATGAAGAAGAGGGACTTCATAAACACACATAAGAATGTGTTTTTTCTTGACCGACCGCCCGAAGAAAGGGAGAAAACCCTTTCGTCCATCTACGATGATATAGCATCTTCCGGTGCGGCAAGACAGAAAAAAGATGATTGTATATTATGATGGTGGTATCGTTTAATTAGGGGCGTTCATTCGCCCCTAAATTGTCTTGACTATGGCTAACATTATTGAAGCAGAAGAAAATTTCAGACGGTTTGCTACCGGATTTGAACCGATGATACGGGATATTATGGTAAAAAACAGAGAAGAAGTTTCCCAATATATTGTAGAACAACTATGGTCAGGTATTAACGGAAATGACAAACCGTTACGCCCTACTTACCTTAATGACCCGTATTTCAATACCAAAGAAGCGGGGTATTGGTATAAGAACGCCAAAGGCTATGCAGCTTTCAAGCAAAGGGTAGCCCCGCTTATGTATTCTTCGCTGATAAACGCTCCTGTAAGTTCAAAAGGGACGCCAAACCTGATAATTACGGGTGAATTTCACGATTCTATTACAGCCGTACCGATAGATAAGGGGCTAAGGATTGAAAGTGTGGGGATAAGCTTTAGCGGTGATATAGAAAAGAAATACGGACAGGCGATTTACAAGGTCGGTTCTTATGCGAGAAAGGCATTCATGGAAAGGCATATAAAGCAAGGCATTGCGGATTATTTTAGAAAATTCGGTTTATAATGGGATGTGCGTGTGAAAACAAAAAGAGAATGGCAGATATAGCTAAGATGCGTTCGCTTGCAAGAAAAGCCGCAAAGATGGAGGGGAAAGTATATATCCTTTATGAGAAAGACGGGGTTTTCAATTTTTGCCCAAGAGGCGAAATGTTCAACGGGAAACTGATTGAATATGTTTGGTTCTGATATTAAAAAAAGAACACTGTTTTTTGTATAACCCCCGTAATTTTTCTGCCTTTAAATTGAAAAATATTAAAAACAGAACAAAGGCGGGATAACTCCCGCCTTATACAATCATTTCCTGGTTATTATACTCATGTGTGGGTATTTGGTTTCATGAATTGTCGGCTTCTTGGGCTTTTCTCCTTTGAGTTCTGCAAGTTCCGCCTTGACTTCCTTAAGTTCGTTCAATAAATCCGTATATCCTTCCGTCAATCGGAGGATGTGTTGCATCATTGCTGTGCTGATTTCCATAATAGATGAATATTTGTTTTAGTCATTATTCCTGCCATCTGCCCGCCAGCCGTATTGCTGACGGGGTATCATAACGTGAACGTTGGTCGAAACCTCAACGTGCATCTATGCTTGTTTACGTGGCAATATGTTTTTGGGTATAGTTATATCCGTCCGCATAAATGCGGATAACACAAGTAGTTGGTTTATAAACTTTAGATTACGCAGCGGGTTCTAATTCTCCTTTTATCTGCTTAATGGCTTTCTTCACGTCCCAATCATTTTCATATAGAGCAATAATGAAGCGTCTACCTTTCTGCGTCCATACAGTATATGTGTTGGTATGGGTATTACCTCTTTCACTTGTGAAAATATTGGTTCTCGTTTCATGCATACCCCATTTGTCGTATGGTGATTTTAAGAGCCACTGCCCCGACTGTTTGAACTGTATTCCAAGTTCTTTCAGTTTGTTGTTCAGTTTTTCTGCCGACATCCCTATCTCTTTTGAGATTTGAGTGGTTGTCATGGCATTGACGCTCAACAGATGGTTGTCGTAGTAGCTGACTTTCGGAGCAGCCTCCTTGATTTCCTTGTCTTGCAGTTTAATGGTGGCTTGCTGTTGCTCCGTTTGGGCTTCAAGCTGCTTTAACCGTTCCTCTCTCTTGGCAAGGGTGGCTTGTGCGATGGTTAGAGCACGTGCCATGATTTCTTCGGGAGTGTCGTCCTGCTTGGTGGCAATGTAGCCGCCTGTTTCTAATACGGTAGGAATAACTTCATCGAAAATCCAACTTTCGACTTCTTCAGCTTGCGGAAGTTCTGAATTGGCAACTAAACGGATTAAGTTACCTTTTGTGATTATTTTGATTTCTCCTGTTTGTTCATAGATAGTACCGTCTTTCCTCTGACCAGTTTTAACCACCCCGTCGCAAAACGCGACCCCGTCTGATTTACAATGTTTTGAAATCGCATCACGTGGATTCGCATATCCTAAGCATTTTGCAACATCTGTTGCAGCAAACATTACTTGACCGTTTATTACCACGGTACGTACTTGCCCGAAAATGGGCGATTGGAATAGTTTTAATTCTTCCATAACGATAATCTGAACAATAAAAAAACTGCGCTACGTGTTGTTCAAGTTTATCGCAAACTCCGTGGGTATTTCTACTCCACGACACGGCGCAGTTATATCTTTATATTTTAAAGACTACTTTATGTATGGGCACAAAAAATGCCGCTATGTTTGCGGCTTTGCACCGCGATAATTTGAACACTGCAAAGATACGAACATTTTGTTAATCTGCAAAGGATTTGCGTTATTTAGATGGAGTATAAATTATGAAGATTTCAGTAGAATATATTGTCAGAATGCTTTATTTGAGGTTATTTTGCAAATAAAACTTAAAATTATATTGATTATGAAAAAGATTTTATTTGTAATTATTGTTTTATGGAGTTGTATATCGGTGAACGCCCAAGTTATGAGGGCTGAGGAATTGGAAAAATATGCAAAGGAGAAATATGGGGATAGTTGGGTTGAAGCAGCAGAAACGCTCTCATCTCAATTAACTCTTGATAAAAACAATTCTTTAACCTATACACAAATAGTAGATTGTGGAAAAGCCACAAAAGAACAATTATATGTAATTCTGAATTATTGGTTTACTGCAACATTTAATGACGCAAATTCTGTAATAAAATTAAATGATAAGGAATTAGGAACTATAATTGGAGAAGGGTTTGTGGATGGTATATCCGAACACTTAGGAGGAATGAGCCGATACAAGGTGAGTATTACTCCTATTATAAAAGTTGACATAAAAGATACTAAGATACGTATTACTTATACCCTTCAATATTATAATATTATAAAAGTTATAGGAGGTGGAATAATATCTGCATTTTCAGATGGAACTCAAAGACCGCAAACAAATATAGAAAAATGGCCTATTGATACGTGTTATCCATTCGCAGAAAAAGATAAGCATAAAGCAAAAAAAACATCCTCCAAGGCATTGGTTATGGCTCATGCCTACTCAAACGTTATTATGGATAAGATTGAGGAAGTGGTTAAAAACGGACTGGTGGGAAATGAAAATGACGATTGGTAAATAAAAATATCTATATATAATTCCGTTTTATCGCCTTACTTAGGTTATTACCAAATAATAAAGCCAGATGTAATGTCTGGCTTTTTAAACAAAACCTAAAAATATTTATATGAAAAATACGATATTTACACTTATTATATTTTTATTAGCGGCTTGTTCTTCTTCTAAAGAAAAAATAGATGCATCGCAATTTGTTGGGGATTACGAATTAAGAAGCTGTTTTGACGAATCTAATTTTTTCCCAGATGCGAAAGGAGGATGTGAAATTATAAACAATGAAGGAGTTGTAAAAATAGAAATGCGAGTAGATAAAAATTCAAATGAGAGCGTTTCTGTCTGTGGATATATTGAAGGAGATAAAGTTAGGTATGATAATGGAGAACTTTTTGGAGAAATTTTAAACGGAAAAAGTTTTTGGATATATCAAAATAATGGAACAGTATATGAATTTTGGAATAAATATTATAATGGGAATAATAACACAAATGAAGGGATTTCGGAGAGATGTATTGCTATAACCAAAAAAGGAACAAGATGTAAAAGAAAAGCTGAAAAAGGTAGTTTATATTGTTGGCAACATAAATATAATCATTAATTTATATATACATCATGAAAAAAATATTATTTTTACTGACCATTTTAATGTTTATTCCCATTTTGGGAAATTCACAAACTATTAGAAAAAAAATTGCAAAAAAAGGAAATATATTTATCAATAAAACAATTGTAGACGGGGGAGAACCTATATATTTCCTCATGGGGCAAAATTCGGAATATAGTAGAATTATAGATATTGTATCTCCTTTGTATGGCAAGAAAGAAGATGTGATTTCTTTTTTTGAAGGAGCCATAAAATTATACAATACTTATAAAGGAGAAAATGTATCCGATGAAATAAATAATGTTGAAGTAAGTTTATCAAAAGTGCTTGGAAGTACAGTGATATTTGTTCAAGACAAAAAAAGTAATGGGTATTTAACCATGAAAAAAAAAGATTTAGATTTTTTCTTATCAAAAATGAAAGAAGAATGAAAATATAACAAACTGTATATGCATTTCCTCTCAACTGCTTATTTAAACAGTTTATAAATAATAAAGCCAGACACTAAGTTTGGCTTTTTCTTTTTCTCTTCCTTTTTCTGGTTTTCATTTTTGCCTTTCTTATTTAGAAAATTCTAAATAATTCAATATCTTTGTATCACCATGTGATGTTGCATGGCACTCAAAATTAGGACTTATGGCAAACGAGTTTGTAATTACCGATGTAGTCGACAAAAAAGCCGTACAACAATTAAAGGAACTCCGTCTTGAATTTGATAGTACAAAAGGGTCTTATGTGGAGCTTGCTAAGGAGTTGGCGCAAGGAGTAAAAACTAATCCCAAAACATTTGATGAACTTTCCCAAAAAGCACGTAATTATACCTCGCTGTTGGAGAAATTGAATAAGACGCAAGAAAATATGGCATCTATTCAGGCAAAACAACTTACCGTGCTACGTCAAGTATCCCAGCAACTAAATTCAATGTCATCTTTGCAAAAGTTAAACCTTCTGTTTGAACAGTTCGCTAAAAATATCAAGAATGCAAGTGATATGCTTGCCGGATTATCTTCCGCATCCAACCAGGTGTCTTCGGCGCAGGATAATGCGGCTAAAAGTACCCAAACAGCAAGTAATATAATAAGCCAGGCATCCACTCAATTGCAGGCGGCAAATATGAACTATGCCGTCATAATCGACACCGTACAGGCATATGATGGCGAAGTTACTAAGTTAACGGCTGATACCATAGCCAATAAAGAGGCTATGAAAAAGATTGATGCAGATATTAAAGCTCTTGGAAAATCTTATAAAGATGGGGAAATAACTTTGTCTGAATATATAAAGCAGTCTTCGCTATTAAAGCAGAGGCATACTGAATTGATGGCGCAAAATCAACAATATTCGGCTTTGATAAAAAATCATTCCACGGCAATTATTTCAGCTTCCGGCAGTTATTATGAAATGAATGCCGCCATGCTTGAATTGCAGAAAAGGTATAAGGCGTTGAGTGAAGCTGACCGGGAAAGTAGTGTCGGAAAGAATTTGATAGCGCAAGCCAATGCTTTGAATAATAAGTTGAAAGAAATTGACTCTCAATTTGGGAATTATCAAAGGAATGTAGGTAATTATGCGTCCTCTTGGAATGGGCTTAATGTTCAGACGCAGCAGTTATTGCGAGAGTTACCGTCTTTGACAATGAGTTTCAATCAATTCTTCCTTGCCATATCCAATAACTTGCCAATGTTTGTGGATGAATTAAAAAGAGCAAGTGAAGAGTTTAAGCGGATGAAATCCGAAGGACAAACTGCGGTTCCGGTATGGAAACAACTTCTTGGCAGTTTATTTTCTTGGCAATCAGCACTTGTAATAGGTATAACATTATTGTCTGCGTATAGTTCGGAGATTATAGATTGGGTTGCGAGTTTGTTTAAGGCAAAGAAGTCAATCAGTGAAATAGCGAGTGCGGAAACTAACTTGGCAAATGCAAGGCGTAGGGGAGTTTCTGATAGTATTAAGGAAAGAACAGAGCTGGATTTGTTATACAAAGCAACGCAAGACAACAAACGTTCTATGCAAGAACGTATTGCTGCCATTGATGAGTTGCGAAGTAAATATCCTTCATATTTTGAAAATATGTCAAACGAGGAAATTCTTGCAGGCAAAGCAACCAAATCTTATAAAGAACTTCGTACAGAACTTGTTGCAAATGCTATTGCAAGGGCTCAATTGGATAAAATGACAGAAATTGCATCACAAAGATATGAAGCTTGGATAAAAAGGACTAATCAATATAACACGTATTTAAAAGCACAGAGAGACGCAGAAAAAGACTTACAGGCTTATGAAGAAGCCAAGAAAAAAGGGGCGTGGAATACTGCAAACTTGGGGGAAGCGTCTAAAAAATCAAAAGAACAAGCCGAAAAAGCGTATAATGCGTGGTTAAATCTTGTGCAAGAAGTATCTAAATATGATAAAACCCTAAAGGGAATGGCTGACAATATCAATGTAAAAGCATTGGTTAATGACCCGGGTAAAAATAATAAAGCTTATGACGATGAAAAAAAGAAAGTGGAAGAATACGCTGAATATATCAAGAAGATAACAGAGGATTTATCCAAATCTAAAATAGAATTGATAGCTGACGGTAGAGAAAGAGAAATAGCTGAAATCAGTAAGGAATACGATGATAGGATTAAAGAGATAAAGGGTAGGACAGACGAAGAAATAGAGCTTCGGAAAAATCTTGAAACGCTGAAAGGAAAAGCCATTGCGGAAATAAACGATAAATACGATAAGGAACTGCTTGAAATAGAAAAAACAAATCTTGAAAACAGATTGGCTTCCATTGGGGAAAACTCGAATGAAGAATTAGACAAAAGGCTTAATCTCCAAATACAACTCAATAATATGATGCGTGATGCGGAAATAAAGGACGCTGAAAAGAATGGAGAGGATGTTGTGGCGATACGCATGAAGTACATGCAACGGGAAAATTCTCTCATAATGCGAAACCTCCAAGAAAGAATTGGGTTGATTGAAGCAAATACTGATAAGGTGGTAAACGAGCAGGAAACATCCGCCTTGAAAGAAGCTAATATCATAAAAAAACAATATGCAAATGGCGAAATCAGCAAAGAGGATTACGAAAAAAAATTATATGATATTGGGGTTAAGTATGCTAAGGCGCGTCTCCAGACTCTTCTTGCGGAAGCAAAAGCAGAAATGGCGCTTGTTGATATTAACAGTGAAAAGGCTAAGGAATTACTAGAAAGGATTGATAAAATTCAAGCGCAAATAGATGAACTGAATTATGACGATACCAATAAAAAACAAAAAGAATGGATATACAAATTTAAGAGTGGTCTATCAGAAATGAATGATGCGGCAAGAGATACTCTTGGTGAAACGGCAGGAATATTTGAGGGATTATCTGATATAATGGTAGGGGTAGCAGAGAAAGGAAAATTGACTTTTAAAGGAACGGCAGAAGATGTGATAAAAAGTTTTGGATACCTCTTAAAAAGCGTAGAAAAAATCGTATTTGGTATCACTTCGTTAATGACCGATATATATGATGCCCGGATAGAAAACGTTGAAAAAGAACAAGAAGCCAACGATGAAGCATACGATAAAGAAATAGAACGTATAGAAGCCCTTGAAGAAAATGGTGCAATTTCCACCGAAGAGGCAGAAGCTCGCAAACGTGCAGCCGAAGATAAGACAGCCGCCAAAAATGCAGAGCTGGAAAAGAAAAAAGCTGCATTACAGGAGAAACAAGCTAAATGGGATAAAGCAAATTCTATTGTTCAGGCAGGAATAGCAACCGCTTTAGCTGTGACAAAAGCACTTCCAAATTTAGTTCTTGCTGCTTTAGTCGGTGCTATGGGAGCCGCCCAAGTAGCCCTAATAGCAGCCCAACCCATTCCCAAATATGCCAAAGGAACAAAAGACCATCCCGGCGGTTTGGCAATAGTAGGTGATGGCGGCAAGAAAGAGGGTATCGTAACTAATAACGGGCTTTTTATCACTCCTGATAAGCCGACATTGGTAGACCTTCCGGCGCATGCGCAGGTAATCCCTGATTTGTCATATATCTATGACCGTAGAGGACTTACATCGGATTATGGTTTATTGGAACAAAAGCTAAAGAATATGAGAGAAGAGGGGATTGTTGTTAATGTAAACAACGATTACAGCCGACTTGAAAGAAAGATGGAAAGTAATACCAAACAATTGCAGAACATTGGTCGGATTATGAAGAAAGCCAACCATATCGCGGATTATAATTGGATTTCAAGCAGAGTATAAGATATGATATATAATGACTTAAACAAAATATGCCTTTCCCGCTTTATAGACATATTCCTGGGGGATATTGATAAGGTTGTTCAAGGCGGAAGATATAGTATCAGGGAAAAGGCTTTGGCGGCCGAGAAGCTATGCAATGAATACTTATCAATAATAGGGGGAAAGTCTGTTTCCGCTCAAATAAACCGGAAAAATGAAGTGCTGAAAATTCAAATCCGATTAAATTGTCTTGCCATATGTCAGGAACTCATTTCTTCCGGAAACTGGAGTGATGCTGTAGAAGTCATGTCTGCTTTGGGTTATAAATTCAGAGAGGACGAACATGATAAGATAAAGAACCGGATAAGCAGCGTTTCCGCTTCTGACAATTACCGCCTTGCAAAATTGCAGGAAACATCTCCGGATATAGGGAAAATAAAAATGGATAGGGAATATTTTACCAAAGAACGCGTTTCTTTAATGTCCCATGTAAAAATGCACATTGATGAAAACACGTTCTCCGCCAAAGAATATGCCTATATGGTCAGGCGTATGTGTGATGACATAGATGCTATGATACGTTCAACTTCAAAAAAGAAATAGATATGTATTACAGATGTGAACTGTTGATAGGCGGAATGACATATGACGCCACAAATGAGCTTGTTAATTGGGACGATGTAGAGATGTCTTTCAAGAGAGGGGATTATGACGGAGTTGTTCGTAGTTTTTCCACAAAATTTGAGTTTACCAACGGCGCTTATTCGCTATTGCTGAAAGAATATTTGTCGAATTACCTGAACTCATCTGCAACACTCGTGTTTTATACCAGGAATAACTCATGGCTGTTAAATGAAAAGTTCAGATGCGCTTTGGACTACTCTACATTTTCCTACAATGATACGACGTGCGAAATAAATGCCGTCGACAACAGTCTCGCAAGCTTGATTAAGGCAAAGAAAGGCACGCAGTATGAATACCCGGTAAAAGAAATAAAGGAGTCCCAACCTTTGGATTATGACAGATTGTTAATGAACAGTGATATAAAATGGTCTATACCAAGTGACGCAGAGGAGCCTAATGTTTCCCATGTAATGACTGCTTATCCTAATGCTTATTATACTATTCCTTTTTATATGTTAGGACAACCGGAAATTGCGACAAAGGACATTGTAGAGGTTTTTGATACGGCTGAAAACCGATTTGAAAGTACGGAAAGTCTATTCGGAGAATATCTGTTCAAAAATATATCTGACAGGGATTTGACCATACGGATAAAAGTAAAATTCAGTGTATTCATTACGTATCAGAGACCAGGCGTATCCTTCCCGATATATATACGGCTTTCCTCTTATAATGAAAATAGTAAAGAGCTTAAAATATATTATCAATCCGCTACAATTCAAACATTTAATACATACACTGTCGATATTGATGAGAATTTGACAATATCTCCAGGTGAGATGATTAATTTCAATATAGCACTTGCAAAATCTGACCCTATATATCAAAAATTTCCCGTTAATTTTAAATTCAACAGTCTTGACACACCGTTAAATATAAGTTTTTCCGAGCGTGGAAAATCTGTAAAAATAGATTGTATCAGTCCTAAAGTATTGCTTAACCGTTTACTGAGGTCTATAACTGATAAGAACAATGTAACGGGTGAAATCGCCACCGGAGTAGATGAGCGTTTAGACATGGCGATGATAGTTCCGGCAGAAAGCATACGAGGACTTCCCAATGCCAAAATATATACATCTTATACCAAATTCGCCAATTGGATGAGCGCGGAATTTGGGTTTGTCCCTGTAATCGGTGACGAGAAGGTGACATTTGTTCATCGTGATACTTTATTCCAAGATACAGAAATAAAGGACTTGCAGGCCAGCACTTCCGATTTGGAATACAATGTGAATGCCGGACTGGTTTATTCGGGGGTAAAAGTCGGGTATGACAAACAGGATTACGACAGTGTAAATGGTCGCGATGAATTCCGCTTTACCAATGAATACACCACCGGCATTACATTGACAGATAACGTATTGGAATTAGTTAGCCCATATAGAGCCGATGCTTATGGTATGGAATTTCTTGCGGAAAAAAGAGGTGAAGATACGACTGACAGCGACAGTGATAATGATATATTCTTTGTTGGAGCATCACTTGACGGAGAAAAATACAAGCTTGTAAGGGATGGATATATAATATCCGGTGTCATATCTCCTTCTACCATGTTCAATGCCATGTATTCCCAAAGGTTTATGATTGAAGCAAACGCAAGGTATATAGGTGCTTTTGCCAACGCGTTGGAGTTTACATCATCTGACGGTAACAGTGATGTGACAATCAATGGAGTTAGCGAAAGGTCGAGCATTGTATTGGGAAACAAACTGTTCACGGTAGGAGAACTTTCCGTCAAGACCGGAGATTTGGAAATACCGTCAGACTTGACGGGTTACATTCGGGTGGAAAAGAACGGGCGTATCTATAAAGGCTACGTAAAAAGTGCAAGCTATAATTATGGACGACCGGAAGCGGTAAAATATTCTTTGATAGTCAAGAGTGTGGATTAATAGATGAGGAGATTCCATATAAGTCTATCAGGCACTCGTTATTTTATAAGGTATTATTTGGAATTGGTCTAAATAGTATGTATATTTGCGCATGATGTGTGAAGTTGCACATCACTATAAAAGGACGAAAAGACATGGTAAAAGTTGGTGATGTTTGCCCTCTTTTTTTCTCACCTGTAAAAGATAAGTTTGGGCTTGATATGGACTATATTCAGAAGTTCCACGCTTCTGATAAAATCCATATACAGGTATTCACTAATGCTTCTGAGGAAGTTTCAGCGAGCCTGAACAATCTTGCCGCAGGAAATTCTACACCAATATCACTTTCCACATATAATCATAATGACAATGTAGTGATGTATTACGCCATTCTTCGAGACTTGGAGGATGCCGTATATACGGTTACAATCAACGAAGATACATCAGAACCTTTTATCGTATGCTCCTCTGACGACTTGTTAGAGGAAACTGTGCTTATCCGTTATTCCCATAAAAGCAATAACTCCGCTTTTGATAACATATTTTGGGTAGATGATATTCAGCAAGTATTTAATTTTCGTGTGGAAGCAGGATTTAAACCTGGAGGATATTCCCCTCGAATAGATAATGAGCAATATCGCAACCAAATGCAAGAGATAGAAGAATTATACGCAGTACCTTATGATGTATATAATCTTACAATAGGAAATTCAAACGGCGTCCCTTATTGGTTTGCAAAACACATAAACCGCATTTTATGCCTTTCTATGGTGGAAATTGACGGGACAAGATATGTCCGTTCGGAAAGTTCTGTTCCGGAAATGACGCAAGTTATTGAAGATAGCCAGTTGTTCCATATAAATATGGCTCTTGAATTACAGAATAACGATATTGCAGGTATTGGCGGCTCTCCGGAAGCTGGCTCTTCCGCCTCTTTCCCTGCATTCCTGATAGACCACGCCAAAGATGGAGAGATGTTGCAATTCAGCGCAGAAAAAGCTGCATTTACTAATGTTGATAAGGTTGAGGTATGAAAAAAAGGCTTAGTAAAATATTATGGTTTGGTGATGCTCTTAATGAAAACAATCAGGCAGCTCCCCCTGCTTTATCTCCGAGTGATGAAGAGCATTTACAAGGTCTGAATCTCGGGGAAATATATATATGCGTCGCAGATGCCGACCCAGCACTGTTCATCAGGACTTCCGCCGACCGAATTGTCTACTTTAAGGCTCTTGATATAGAGGCTTTATCCAAGTTCTTTATAAGAAAAGACAGACCGGACGAAGCTGGATTTTTAATAAAGTTCTTAGGCGGATTATTTTCAGACTACATCCAGTCCATGAACTTTTCTTCCGGTGCTCTCGGCGAAGGCTTTGTTATTAAAGTAGACAGCAAGACGGGTAAATCCTACATTGAAGTGGACGAACTCTTTGTGCGTATTAAGGCGATGTTCTCCGAACTGGAGATAAAGAAGCTCTCTTATGCAGGCGGAAACTACATGTTCACTGCCGCCGGAATGAAATGCGGGAAAGTAGAAGAACACGAGGATTTTTGGCGTTGCTATCTTTTGGTGGATGATGGAGAAACGGCTATCGAGAACCCGTTCAAGGAAGGTGACCAGATTCGTTTCCAAGACTTCAATATCAAACCGGGTGTCTACGAGAATGTGTCCAACCGTTATTATTGGCGTTTATGCGTAGGTGTTGGCGAGGATTATATAGACCTTAGCAAAACGGACTGTGATGCAAACAGCGACATACCGCAGGAAGGCGATAGCCTTGTACAACTCGGCAACAGAACAGACAAGAAGCGTCAGAACGCAATCACCTTGTCCGTGTATGGCGATGATGCACCGAGTATCCATCAGTATGCCGGGATAGATTCCTATTCTTTAGCAGGCAAGGAAGTGACGGTTATCAGTCCGCAAGGCAACAAGTTCATGGGAGACTTTATCTTGAAAACGGGAATAAACATTATGACCCAATTCAAGATACTGGAAGATTTGATTTACTCTGAAATCTCCAAAGTGCTTGACGAGGTGCAGGCAAAGGATAATTATCTGTACAATGCATCATTTGCAAGCAATACGAACGGTTGGGAGACAAAGAACGATGTTCGCTTCTTTACTGTAAACGGAAAATTCTTATTAGTGAATGGGGAGTTCTATTCCCGTAAGGACGCTATGGCTGCCATTATCAGAGATGGGGATAGAAACGTGCTTCGTATCCTTTCTTCCGGAATTAAACAGTCAAATGCTGATTTAGCCAATAAGCCTACCTATGAGGAAGGGGAAGAACCGAAGAAGTTCTTTATCTCTTTCCGGTATAGGGTAGCTACAGCCGGAACGCTGGCAATAGGATTTCCCGGTCAGAACCTGCATTTCACCGAACGTCTTGAACCGGGTGAGGAATACGCAATGAAGGAGTATTCCGGCACATGGGACGGAACGGGCGACTTCGAGTTAAAGTTTACGGGGGATATATACATACACTCGTTGGCTCTTGCCGAAAACGCATTCGAGGATTTATATACAAAATTGAGTTCCGAAATAAAGCAGACAGCGGAAAGTATCAGGTTGGAAGTAAAGGAGCTTTCTGAAAGTAATAATCAGAAGTTCTCACAGATTGAGCAGACAGCGGAAAACCTCAAATTGTCTGTTACAAAAATAGAGGAAGATGTAACGCAGTTGGGGCTGGACATCAATGGGGTTACCGATGAACTTAAATTATATGTCAAAAAAGACGGATTAGGTTCTGAAATCAATGTGGCACTTGATAACATTTCCGTGGTTTCCAAAAACATATACTTTACCGGAAATATATCCGCCAACGGGAATGTGTCTATTCAGGCAGACGGGACAATAAAAGCTATTGGTGGAGAGTTTAGCGGGGAGTTGAAAGGGGCTACCGGAGAATTTAACGGAAAAGTGTCTATTGCAAATAATAAAATTTTATTAGACAGCGATGGAAGCGGACATCTTGCTAATGGGAATATTAATTGGAATAAAGATGGAAATTTAAATATATCAGGCTCTTTTAGTACTAATAATTCCGGTGGGAATAGGCGCATATTTATAGGGGACGATTACAATGAAAGTATTGGTAGTAATGAGGGGGTAATAAAAATGTATAATGACAGAAACGAGACTGTATTCACCCTCAGCTCATCTACAAGTAACCATGCCATGATTTCTATGTTTGGAGACGACTCTTTTAAAAATGTGTTTATCCAGCCCGGAAGCATATATGTAGGTAGTCCGACCCAATCCGATGGCTACTCATATGAAACGGAAGTAACTGGGAAAGGAATAAGATTGTACAGAAGTGGAGTTCTAATGAAAGAATTTAAAATTTAAATTAAATCGTTATGAAAAAGATAAACTTTGAAAAGATGCTTGTAGCAATGGACGTAGCGCGTAAGCATTGCATAAACAGAGATTATAGAGAAGATTTTGCGAACGCAATATGGCAGAGCAACTTCGGTATCGCCGCCTTTGTGCTTGCAGAGAAAATATACAAGTCAGAGGGAGAAACGGAATATGACGAGAAAGAGGTGAAGATTATACAGCAGGTAGCTAACCGACTCCCGCCTTTCTTCATTGACGCGCTCAATCGTGCTATCAACAATCAACCGGAAGAAGCAACCGATAAACAGGAATAATTATGGCTTGGACAGAACAGGATTATCAAGAAATAGTTGCCCGTCTTATGGCTAACTCCATAGGGGTTAATGAAGTACCGAATGCGGACAAAGCGGATGATGTAACGTCATTGCCTGCATTTAAACCTTCAGGAAGCAACAGTGAAGCTTCTGTGGTCAATTATCCTTTAGAATTTTTGAAAGGAGAACAAGGCGAGCCAGGTATACAAGGAGAACCTGGGAAGTCATTTAAGGTAGCTGGTGAATACGCCACCCTTGAAGCCTTGAAATCCGCTGTTCCCGATGGTTCGGCAGTTGACGGGTTCATGGCTGTAGGTACGGAAGCTCCTTATGATTACTACGCATGGGTAAGTTCTGCTGGCGGAAATAACCCAAACCCATCCCCTGATGGAAAGTATTTATTATTATCGGATGGCACTCCGTTATTGTTGGCTAACGAAGAGCCGATATTACTTGCAGATAGCGGGGAACGGGTTGCAAGTAATGGTGAATGGGTAAACCAGGGTAAGATAGGCGGTATAGACGAGGCGCCAACTGACGGCAAGGCATACGGTCGTAAGAATGGGGATTGGGCGGAAGTTCCTGCAAAATCTGACGTCCTCACCAAAACCAACAGTGAAAGTTTCACCCCAACCTCGGACTATCAGCCTGCAACGAAGAAGTATGCGGATAATATCAATTATGGTAAGGTTATTAACGTTTCTGTGGGCACTTATCTTACTACCAATAAAAACGAAAAAGACAGGGAAGCAATAGACCTTATAAACACCATCTTTGGTTCGGTTGATAATCTGAAAGAAATAATTCTGGATATTATAGCGAACCACACCAAGTATTATTTTCACAGTTATAATAGCAAAGATAATTGTATTGAACTTAGTAGCATTTACTCTTTTCACAACCCTGAAACTGAAGAATATAACTTGCAATGCAATATCAGTTATTATACTAATAACGGTCCTGTTTCCAAGCGTATGGGATTTAAACTAATGCCCAATGATGAAGACTGTGTTGCTTCTATAGAAGATATATTAGTTTCCGACAACCTCACCACCCTCACCAAGAAAACCGCTGCCGAGTACGAGGCTATTGGCTCTAAGGATGACAATACAGCATATTGTGTAACCGTTTAAAGGATAATGATTATGTTAAAAATAGGAGAATTGACCTCAGGGCTATTTGCTGGAGATAAGCTGATTGCAGGCAAAGAATTTGATATTAAACAACTTGTTGATAATATTACATTTGCAGATGATTTAGTACATGAAGAAATTAATACACAACTTGTTCTTATTTGCAATCTTAGTAGTATCCCTATTTATTTATATCGAGATTCAGTAAGAACTGAAATAAAAAAACAACATATCGAATGGTATTCATTTATAGCACCTACTGCTATTAGTCTTTTTAATGAAGATAATACTCCAATAAGAGCTATTACACAAAAGGAGTCTATATCCAATAATTTTGTTACAGAAATAACTGATTCTGTCGTTAATAATGGCGATAGTGTATTTGATATTGCAGATAGTACAGGGATTTTCGGTTTGGGTTGTGTTCTAATGAATGCGTAAAACAATAATATTAATAAAATAACAAAGTGTTTACTTTTTTGATTATGAGAGTAAAAGTATTTTATGAAAACTGGTTTGCCAAACTCATCCTCTTTGGCGGCTACACAACTATAATGCTCTTCGGCTTCATCCTTACGAAGCTGAAGGAGTTGTCCGAAACGACCATACGTCATGAACGGATACATCAGAAACAGTTCTTCGAGTGTATGGAGATAGCGGCTATCCCGTCCGTATTGCTGGCTTTCAATGTCAGTGCATGGTGGCTGTTACTTATCTCGCTATTCTACTACATTCTTTATTTGGCAGAATGGTTTGTAAGCTTCGTGTACCACCTGTTTACAGACAACATAATAGGCAGCGGTAAGGTAAACGCCAACGCCTATCGAGCGAGCGCATTTGAGATGGAAGCCAAACTCAACCAGGACAATCCGAACTACTTGAAAGAACGTAAATGGGGTGCATGGTTCAGATACTACGGCAAGATATGAATAATTGACAAATAACGATAAGATGAAGAATAACATTATTACCCAAAGCATACCGGGTGGTTTCTCGGTAATAGCAAGCAGTTTTATTGCACAGTCATTGGAACACATGATACCGTGGCTGATAGTGACATTTTCAGTCGTTGTATGCGATTTGATGTTCGGGATAAGGAAATGCCTGCTATTGGGTGAAGAATTTCGGTTTTCAAGTGCCGTGCGCCGTACTATGGGTAAAATGGTGACATACTTTGCCTTTGTCTGTATGGTGGTGATGATAAACATTGCTTCCGGCAATAAATGGAATATTGATGTGTATTCATGCTTGTTTGTCTGCTTCATAGAGTTCTGCTCTATCATAAGTAATATCTTGAAGCCAAAGGGATATAATTTCAATTTACTGAAAGCGTTGGGATTATTCGGAAAGAAAGTACTCGATGTCGAGAAAGAAGATATGAATGAAATAATAACTAAAGATAAGGAGTAACAAAATGAAAAAGAAACTGATTATCGCAGCGATTGTTATCGCTATCATCGTGGGAGTTATGCTTTACATGCACTACACACCGTTTTGGGTGAACCTGACTACTGTTGCATCATTCGGTGTCGGTGTTGTTGCCGGATGGGTGGTTCGTGTGGTTTATGACAAATATTTTAGAAAGGAGGAATAGCATGAGATACTTTACAATTGCAGAACTGGTTAAAAGCGAAACGGCTGATAAGAAAGCTATAGACAACAGATTGCCGCAAGAACTGCTTCCCAATGCGCAAGCGTTGGTTGACAATGTCCTCGACCCGTTAAGAGAGGCTTACGGAAAACCTATCACAGTGACAAGCGGATACCGTTGCCCTGTTCTGAATAAAGCGGTAGGCGGCTCTAAAACGAGCGACCACATGAACGGGTGTGCTGCCGATATTGTCGGCACTCCGAATACCCCGAAAGAGAACAAAAGACTGTTTAATCTTATACAAGAATTGAAGCTTCCCTTTGACCAAGTCATTGATGAGAAAAACTTCTCATGGGTACACGTCAGCCACCGAAGAGAGGGCAACAGAAACCAAGTATTGAAACTCTAAAAAGTAAACATCATGGCAGCAGAAGTTTTATCATTTCAAAAAGAAGAAGGCAAAACAGCGTATTACGCAACGTTTGTCAGTGACGGTAATCCCGTTACCATACAGATAAAGAACAAGGGCGGATATGTAACCGCTTTCGCAGGAATTGATGATTTGGAACCCGTTCCGCTTTATCCCAACGCATCCCAATATAACGGTGCGTCCAATACGATTTTCCGTATCGTAGGGATAGCAAATGGCATAAACGTCACAATCAAGAGTGCTACCGAAGTATTGGAAGCCAAAATGATTAAAGAGGGATAGCCTATGAAACCAATCACTATCCCCAACATCAGCATTCCGACAATCGGTATTCCTACTATTGGGATACTTACTATAGGGTATTCATATATCAAGGATAATAAACCGAGACCAGACCCACCCCCTGATGGAAGGTATTTATTATTATCGGATGGCACTCCGTTATTGTTGGCTAACGAAGAGCCGATATTACTTGCAGATAACAAAAAATAAAATGATAAAAAATAAAAAGATATGGCAGAAGGATTACAAATAGGACAACTCCCTCAAAAGGAGAGCTTAACAGGAAACGAGCTGATACCTTTTCAGCAAGGAAGTAGCAACGGTTCAATGAGTACCGCGGCATTGAAGAAATACATCGGCACTGGTGGTGGCAGCACTGACTATATGAACTACATCACCGAGTATAATGTTTCCGTCCAGCATCCTACTTCGGGAATTGGCGGGAGTAACAAGTACAGTCTGGAAGGCGCCATTGCCCAAGTTCCGCAGGAACTTAGAAATATCGGACTGAAAGTGTCGTTCATCAATTCGGATGGAAAAGTAGAAACGTGGGAGTTCCAGGGCGAGACATTTACCGAAGTCGGTAGATGGCTAAACAAAACTGTGTTTGCTATGGTTGAAAATGATATAGAAATCACAGATTACAATTTATTGTTTGACACTTACGAAAATAAAGTTTGGCTAAATGGTGCAATTGTACATGATAGTATACTACAAAGAAATTGTACATCTATTGTTCCTCTTGATAGAAATAATAATATTTATACAAATACAAGTGGAAATGCTGACGTTGTTTTCTTTGATAAAGACGGTAAATACATTTCTACGCTTAATTTTTATAATAACAAACCGGTTCTTAAAGAAAATTTTCCTGAAAATGCTGAATTAGTTGCATTTACATATTATAGAGATAGTATAATGACTGATAAATTCTTTGCTTCTGCTAAGAATAATTATAATTTAAAACTATGCCAGTCTACTATTCTTAAAAAGAGAGGAACTCGACCTATTGTCAATATTAATCTTAGTGATAGTGAGGAAGAGATTTTTCTTAAGTTAGCTTCCGCTTATATTACTCAGGATTGTGATGTCTATTTTGAAACTGGTGAATATACTTTTATAAAGATATTCGATTTGATAAATACTAAATATAAGCTTGCAACTGCTATCGAATTACCAATTGGTGGTAATTGTAGATATTTTTTCAATAATTCAACTCTTATTTCTAAATGTGATAGTGCTTCTGAAATAGTATGTAGTAACCAATCTTTATTCGGGACTCAAAGAGTTGGTTTCAATTCTAACTATGAGTTACATGATGGACATCTTATTCAATATGATAATATTTATGCTATTCACGATGAAGGTTCAGGTGCAGATTCTTATTATAAACACGTGTATGACAATTTGATTGTAGAATATATTAAAGGCGAGCATACACAATATCTTTCCAAGCCTTTAGGCAGTGGCAGTAATTTAAGTATGGATATTATTATAAAGAATTGTATTTTTAAAAATGGCAAAGAAAATACAGCCGATGTTAGTTGGCATTTTGTTGATAATGCAAATTGTAAATTTACAATAACGGGTAACCGTTTTAATTGTAGATTCTCTTTCGATTCTGATGTTACGAAATGCAATGTTCTATTCACGAATAACAGCCATAAGGAAGACAACGTATTCGCTAATGCAACTGTTATGCAATTCAATAATGTAAAAGAATGAGAAACAACATCATTGGAGTTATTACCTATTCACAAGTTGTAGTCCCATTCAATCCGTTTCTGATGAAGAGTAAAAACGATTGAGGAATATCCTGAACAGTATTCATCCCGGCACTTCACAGTCCGGGATGAAATTAATATCATAAATATATACTAATTAGTTATGAGAAATAACATCTTAGGTGCGGTGGTCTATCTATCCACCGCCATAGTATTCGGTGGCAGTACTGCACTGCTGATGCTCTTTATCAAGGAGAACAGCGACCGTTGCCACTACTATAACGGCAAGTGGAACAAAGCAGACTTGCTGTGTGGAGCTGTCGCAATATGTGCAGGTATGGTTGTAAATCATTATCTGTTGAAGTTATGAAGAAGTTAGTGTATATAGTGTTTCTTGTGTTGACGGTGTGTTCCTGTAGAACGAAGACTGTTTATATGCCGGTTGAGACAAAGGTTCTTGACAGTGTGGTTTTCCATGATACTACATTTCAAGAGAAGCTGATACCGTACAAGGACAGCGTATCTGTTGCCGATACAACGTCATTCCTTCGCAATCCGTATGCCTACAGCTATGCTTCATTTAGCAACGGGATATTGAACCATTCATTGGGTATTTATCCTCATGCTACGGTAACGGTCAAAATGCCGTATTTTATCGAAAAGATAAGAAGGATTGAAGTGCCCAAACCTTATCCGGTAGAGAGGGAACTGTCATGGTGGGAAAAATTTAAAATCAATTACGGTGGTGCCAGCATTTCGATAAATCTGACATGTGTTTTATTCGTAATTGTTTGGCTCACCATAAAGATAAGAAAGAAATTAACGATGTAGAAGTTGGCTTGTAGCTGACACTCTTTCGGGGCTTAGAGTAAAAAGAAAGCCCCCAACGTTCAAATAATTATTGCCACATAAAAATTTGAAAAAAGCATAAGACACCGCACGTTGGAGGCTTTAATATCTTCAACACGGTATCTTATGCTTTGTTCGTATATAATCAAATATTTTATGTGGCAGGGCAAAGATAAATATAAAATTCAGAAAAACTATGTGTAAGTCAGAAATCTTTGCCGAAACAATTAATCTCGTGGCGCAGGAGACCGAAATACCCGCCAGCCGAATACTATCTTCGGATAAGGATACGGAAACCGTAGACGCCCGCTATCTGCTTGTACAGTTGCTTGTTGAAAGGGGAATGTACCCTTCACAGATAGCTCCTAAAATTCACAAGACCAAACGCGCGATAAACTACATGATTTCCAATTTTCAAGAACGTATGGAAGGCGGGAAAATGTTGAGAATATATTGGGAAAACATTAGGAAAGCGTTGGGAAACAACTGATTTCATGGCAGTATCGGTATTTATACTTTTGTGATGCGGTTGATTTTGACCGTAATACAAAATATAAATCTCTATGGAAAGAACGTATGTCTTCAATCAAGACGGGAACAACGGAAATGGTGGCGGAAGCAAATTCGACATCATGGCTATGTTGCCCAACTTGATGGGAAGCAAGGGTGTAGACCCCGGACTTCTCGCTTTACTGAACCAGGGACGTGGCAGCCAAGACCAATGGGGCGGCTCGTGGTGGTTCATCTGGATTATCCTTTTGTGGTTCTGTTGGGGCGGCAACGGCTTTGGCAACCGCTTTGGCAATGGTGGCGGTCTGCCTGCCGAGCTTAACGGTGATGTCGGTCGTGAATACCTGATGTCAGCCATTCAGGGCAATGGCAATGCCATCAACCAGCTTGCTTCTTCTTTGAACTGCTCTACCCAACAGTTACAGAGCGCCCTGTGCAACATCCAGGGACTTATCGCCAATGTAGGAAATCAGGTGGGCATGTCAAGCCAGCAAATCATCAACGCATTCCAGTCCGGAAATCAGGCTGTTCTTACTCAGATTGCAGATTGCTGCTGCAAGACTCAGAACGCCATTACCACAATGGGCTATGAGAACCAGCTTGCGATGTGCAATCAGACCAACGCGCTTGTCAACACAGCCAATCAGAATGCACTTTCATTGCGTGACGGTGCGACTGCCAATACCAATGCTATCCTTGCAAAGCTGGACGCCATGCAGAACCAGGCATTGCAGGACAAGATTGCGGCTCTTACAGCAGAAAAAGCCACTTTGACTGCTGAAATCTCCCAACGTAACCAGAATGCTACTATCCTGAATTCAGTAGGACAACAGATTGCTCCTTTGGCAGCAGGCTTGCAGGCATTGCAGTCCGATGTCGATGGAATAAAATGCAAGATGCCTAACACCGTTCCGGTTGTTTACCCTAATATTCAAGCCATCAACACAGATTGTTTCCGTGCTGCGGCTTTCGGTGCTTACGCCGGTGATGCAATGTATGGACGTGGCGGTTGTGGTTGTAACAACTACTGGGGTTAATTCCGGTAAGAAAGGGGGTAATTATGTGGCCTAACTTTTTTACAGGATTTCCTTTCTTGTTCCCTACTATTGGAAGGGCTAATTTCAATACCCTTCCTACGGTAGCCGTAACGGTCGGCACGGAGAACGTGACTTTGGAGCTTCCTAACCATGCGTTCCGTAACAGAAGCTATGTAGGCGGTTTCTATGTCAGTCTCCGCCAGGCAATACCTGCCGGTACGACTGCTACACTCCCGATACTGATAGGGACTAATGGGGATACAAGACCGTTGCTGGCTTACAACAATGAGCCGGTGACTGTCGGCAACCTTGCCGGAACGGGTATCTACGAAATTCACTATAACAAGTACACCAACGAACTGTTCCTTGTTAACGGTGGGTATCGTCCGACAACCGCATCGACACCGACTCCGACAGCAGAGGCAACCGCTCAAAAGAGCAAGTAGTTAACATGGGGCTTTGTGGTTGTTTCCAAAATGGAAATAGCCACACCCCTTTAAAATCAAACCAATATGTTTCAATCACTTCGTACCAATAACCAGTTGTATATACTTCATAAGGATGCTAACCCGTTTATCGAATACGGTCCGGTAGTCAGCGTTTCCGCTCCTAAGCCGAAATATCCTATGGCATCCCCTATGGGACAGTTGCCTCAAATGGAAATGGTTGTGGACGTCGTTGTCTGTATCAACGGGCAGAACACGACTTTCCAAAATCTACCTGCTGGCATGGATATAGCCGACTTCGGACAGAACGGCAATATCGTAGTGTCATGCTCTCGTGATGCGATGAACAACGAGGTCGCTTCTATGAAACAGAAAAGCATAGACATTATCAATAGCATGGACTTCCACAATTCCGTCATTGCGGGATGTGACAAGATGCTGACGCTCTTGAACCCTGAATTTGCAGAGAAACAACGTCAGGAACAGGAAATATCATCTCTGAAAGGGCAAATGGCAGAAATGAGCAAGAACATGTCCGACCTTATGGATTTGAACAAACGGCTTATGGAACAGCTCGGAGTTGCTGAAACATCTAAAACAAAGAAATAATATGGGAATGTGGGAAATATTGGAAGAAGGACGCGGGGAATATGACCGTGACTTCGGTATGAGAGGCGGTAATCCTATGGAAGAAGCCTATAGAGAGGGTTGCCGTTATGGTTACGAGAAAGCCATGCGTGAAATGCAGGGCGGTGAAATGGGCTATCGTAACAGCGGTAGTTCACGCGGTGGAAGCTATAGCGGCGGCTCAGATATGGGCGAACGCCGTATGCCGGGTTACTTCCCGGAATATCCGATTTACAACGAACGCCGCGGTTTACAGCCTTACGGTGATGATATGGGCGAACGCAGACGCAGACGCGCCAACGGAGAGTTCATGTAATGGAGAGGGGATTATTCCCCTCTTTTGCCAATCACTTAAAATCAGGAAAATATGAAACAAAGATTAGATACATACGACAGAATACCGCCTGCAATGGCTGACTATCTCAGCCAGTACGGATGGCATTTCAGCAAGAAGATGTGCCTATGGGCTGTTTCCCGCATGAAGATGGAAAACAAATCTACGGGCAAGGAGGAAAAACTTGAACCAATCAGCAAAGAGCAGGTAGAGGAACTTCTTAAAAAGTACAGTATAAACCTGGAGAAGGATGCAGGGTACGACAGCGTTTACGTGGCAAACATGGCGAAGTCGGATTACTACAAAAGTTCTATCACTGACGAAGCCCATCTCGCATTGTTCATTAAGGATTACATAGATGATGTGGACGCTTACAATGGAATGCCTTTCACTCGGTTCTATGCCGACTGCATAGGCTCCGGCAACCCTATCATGTGGGAACAGATGATGTAGCCTATGATAATACAGGAATTTTACATACCGGATTATGATTGGGAAGTGCGTGTATATTATGCGGTGGACTGCTATTATACCGACCGTATCATCGCCGACCTTCGGCGGGTTGGATGCAGGGGGCTGGATTTGGTGAATGCCTATAAGAACATGCGCTCCTGCAATCTGAATACGGGTATCACTTACTCCAATATCCGGAACAGACAGACCGTAATGGTTATAGCCCTTACCTCTTCCCCGGCAGAGTTTCAAAACTCTTTCGACCATGAAAAGGGGCATCTATGCCGGCATATCTCACGGGCGTTCGGCATCGACCCATACGGGGAAGAGGCGCAGTACCTTAGCGGATATGTGGGACAGAAGATGTTCCCGGTAGCGAAGAAATTTTTGTGTGAACATTGTAGACGTAGCTTATGTGGAAAATAGTACAAGCCATTTTATCAGGCAAATCACGGGAAGAAGTATATAACATGCTTTCTCCCGAACAGAAAGAGACGCTGAACAGCCTTGCCATAGCAAATGGTATAAACCGCCAACAACGTAGAAAACTTGAACGTGATGCGAAAAAGGGATTACATAGATGAACTGCTTGAATTGGCGGACAATGTCCTTTACATGGACTATTGCCGCCTTTTCCAAGTTATCCAATGGAACGTTTAGAACGCTTTGAACGGGTTCTCCATTGGGTTATACCGCTTGCTGTTTTGGTGAGGGTATTAGCTTGGTGTCTCTAATTCTTTTACTTTTTGTAGGGCACAGCACAATACATATATGGTGCTCATGTTCGATTTGACAAAATCTGTATTCCCGTCATCTACGTATTGCACATAATCAAAAGCCAGTTCAATAAGCTCTTCCCGTAATTCTTCGGGAGATATGCAGTCTTTGAATAATTCGTCTATTGCGCTAAGGTCGTATTGTTTCTTAACGGGTGTTGTATTTCTTTCCATGATGAATATTTGTTTAGTCTTTTAGTAAAAGCCCGCCCGGAATAGGTACGGGCAGGGCTTGGCGATAGGGTTAGGCTGCTTTAGATTCTCTCACCATATTGGATATGATGTTGTATATCTTATCAAGGAAATGATTTCTCTCCGCTATTTCAAGTTTGGATTCGTCTCGTCTTGCTTTCTTGTAGTTCCGTATGGAGATATGATATAGGTAATACAGCTGGTCATAAATCTTGTGCCATACGTCTTGCTGCCTTATATTCATGGCGGATGCGTATTTGTTTACCAGCTGCCGGATGTTGTCACGCATAGACAGCTGCGGCAATTCCTCCGAAGACATAGCCACTGACAATAAGAATTTCCCGTTTTCTTCCCGTTCTTTCTTTATTTCCGCAATCTCATTCTCTATATTCTCTATCCGTTTCTCGTATTCGAGGTTTATGTTCGCTTGCATTGCAAACATCTGTGCGGAAGAAAGATGCCGTTTCAATGCGTTTTCCATAGAGTTGAATGCTGCGATGTATTCCAATTTAAATTTTAGGGCTTTCTTACCAGTGAATCCCATCGCCAAAAGAGTGAACCCGTCTCGGTTCATTATAAATCGTCTTGCGGATTTCACCCCTCCATTGGGCTGTGGAACATCTTCTGTATATTCCACGAACATGTCCCGAACTTTTGCGTCACATTCATTATCAGCGTTTTGCAATAAATTATCTATTGCTCTTACTACATCGTTTGGCTCTTTGCCAAACTTTTCAGCAACCAAAATACTATTGGTTAACACTTGGTCATTTTGACCTTTAAAAACTAATTCATTTGCCATTTTTGTAACGTTTTATGGCATTGCAGAAAGAAGACGGTCTGCAATTAACCCGCCGTTACACATACCTAAGAGGCAGTTGGGAGGCTATTAACTCTCCACACGGGTTTGCAGACCGCTATAATATACAGCGTTAGCTTACAAGCATAAAAAATGCCTGCATAAAGCAGACAACCGCCTGCCTCTTAATATGTGTAACGCTGCAAATATACCTCTAATTTCTATAACGCCAAATAAAAAACTTAATATTTTACTTTTCTGCCCCATATCATCGCGTTATACAGCGAAGTGGCATACATCTTAACCTCTTCCTTGCTTTCAAGGAAATCAACCTTAGAGGCTGCTATCATAGCCTCTGTATAAATCTCTTTGTTTAAAATATTATTCTCTTTCATATTATCTGCATTTAACTTTTGTAAGTCCATACTTAGCCAACCTTAGATATATCGTCCTTACACTTACATTCAGCATCTCTGCCATTCTGCGGGGCGGTATCTTTTCTTCCTTGTACAACTTGGTAATGTTTTCTTCCGAAGGCGGGTCAACGAAAGGTTTCTTCGGTTCTGCTATCCCCATCCGTTTACGTGCTTTCGCTGCATATACTTCATTTTGTTTGTCTTTTGTGACGTAAATAACAGTGGTCTTGTTAAGGCGTAGAGGGAATAGCCTTCTTTCCACTTCCTTGTGTTGTTCGGCAAGGCTTTCTGCATTCCCGTTGACCGTAGTGTCAATCTTCTTGTATTTGTCCGGGATGCGGGAATGTCTGTCTCTGATTATTCTGTCTGCTTTTCTCATGGTCTTTTACATTTTTTAGAATGTTCGTCAAGTAAAAGTTTGGAAAGCTTGTATGTCACAACAATTATGCTGACCGTCATTGCGATTGCTAATACAATTCTAACCGACAAGAAATAAACAATAGCCCAATGTATGAAAATAAGCATAGGCAGGAACAGTGCTGCTATAACGCTCGCTATGATTTTGTTTTTCATGTTCAATATATTATACTAAATTTATGATACCATTTATCTGCATAACTGAACCATCCTATAATGAATGATTTACCGAAGAGGGTTACTTTGTATAGTTTACTCATGTGTTTCTTTGTTCTTTAATTTATCAAGGAACTTGCTATCTCCCGAATAATTCACACCGATAGCCTTTTTACTTTCAACAATCTGTTCCAAAAGGGCTATAGCTTCCTTTTTCACTTCTTCTACTTCATTATAACCGCAGGCTTTATCAACCAACTGCTCCATAGTCGATTTAGGCTTGGAAAGAGCCTCATTCAACTTTTCCAATCGCCAGTAGCAGTAATCAATTGTGGCGATGTGCTCTAATTTACTCATGGTTATATTATTCATTTATAATTAATTCACACCAACTATTATCGCTTTCCCAAAACCATTGATAGCCGCCAGCGTGTTTACGCTTTCCGGAACAGCAATTCCTGATATTACGGGCGCAAATGCCAGTCTTTCGTTTCGCATCGTTAGAGGACTGGAAAACACCTTGTAACCGTCCGCTCTTTATGGCTACTACTTTCTTTGCATTGCAGCCCGCTATATTAGGGTTTCCCGTTCTCCCTAAAGCTAATCCTTTAATCATACTTTCCCTTTTATGCGAAGGGATGTAATCATCCCATTTCTTCCCCTTGTTATGAGGGATACTTCCTTTTAAAAACCGCCCGTTAATAGGGTTGCGGTTTAATCGCTGTGGAGGTATATATAATTCATTCATCTTTAAATTCAAGTTTTGGGTTACTGATAGTCTTGCTATTCCTTTTCTTTGTCTTAACCATTCTCCGATAAACATCATCAATCAATTGCTTAAGCTCATTGACGTAGCTTCCCATACTCCAGCCTTCGAGTTGACACACCATTAAATCAAATTCTATTTCTTGTAGTAGCTTTACTTTAAACCTCTCGCGTGCAAAGACATTTACCCGTTGGCGCACATTACGGTTAATCATCGGGTCTTGTTTGGGTTCTTTGTTATTGGGAGTGTTTCTTTTCACGGGGTAGTGGTTGTCTGCTATGTTGTTAACATGAACATTCAGAGATTTTACAAGAATTCTTACTCCTCCGTTTAAGACGCTTTTCCCGTTTGTGTAAAAGTCGTATCCGGTCAAAGGAGAACCAGTATGCTTGTCAATGGAGAAACCCTCAGGTGGTTTATCGTAGAGTTCCCAATTCATGTATTTACTCATGGTTGTTTTATTTCAATAACTCCGGGCTGTCGTAAATATTACCTACATATCTAATCCCGAACATATCTATCATTTGTCCTATTGGCTTATTTCCAAGATTTTGAGACAGAACTTCTAATAGCACAAAAGAACCGATTTTATCACTATACACTACTTCACATAGTACACCAGCGCATTCAACCAAATCATGCTCATATATTTCTCTATCATTGTATTTAACTCCCGTGAACTGACCAACAGTTTCAGCCCATACGTCATCGCACCGGCAGTCTTCCGGAGAATATATCTTTGCCTTGTCTGTGAGGATAAGTCCGTTTTCGTCCCTTCCGGCAGTATAGAAAAAAGAGAGAAATCCATATATCCATTTCCCCGTATCAGTGCTTTTTCCTCTGAATTTTATTTCACGTTTCATAATCAATATCTTTTCTCGTTTTTAATCAATCAGTTCAAATTCATATACGAAAACATAAGGATCGGATGCCCATGTACCTTTGCCGGAGACTTTATCTATCAGTTCTGCGAATGCGTCACGAGGAGTGCAATAAGGCTGAATGTCCCCTTTATAATAATAAGCATCCATAAAATGTGTATCTACACTTCAGCATTGTCCTTTGTAAATTCCTTCTTTCAGGCAATCTTCATCGGAAATGTCTTGCAACCGTTCTATCTTGATGTCGGTAATGCGGATATGATGGGGCATGAGGTCAGCACGGACAAACATTTTATTTTTCCAACCGGGTGCGAATTTAGTTTTAGTATAAAATCCTATTCCGTCCCTATCATTAAGTGCAATTTCGGGATTCATCCCTAAACTTTCATAACATTGTGCAATGGCAAAAACTCCACCAACCTTGTACTTCGGCTGAATAAACATTGGAACAAAGTCATTACAGTCCTTATCATATACAAGAATCTCAAAAAGGGGGCTAACATCATCTGATTCAGTAATCCTAAAACATCCAGCAGGATTTTCTTGATATGCTTTCGGACACTTAATGATTCTTCTTGTCTGCGTCTTCCGACCATCCAATACAGCCTGCGTTAAGCCGTATTTATTGTTGAACATTATCTTCTTCATTGTATCTTTCTTTTATAAGGTTAAAGTGAATTAAGAGAGATAGCGGACACGGGGCGAACCCAACTGTCAAAGTCCTGACTGCCGTTGAACCAACTACCATTGAACCAATCGAGAACAAAATTGCGTTTGTTTCCTTTTCTCGTAGAGCACCAATACCAGTCATCTTTCACTGGTTGTTTTCCGCAGATAGCTAAGGCTGTATTCAGCATAACCTTATGTTCATACCCTAAGACACTCTCTTGTAGTGTCGGAATGTGCCAACTTAATCCACATAAGTCCAATGCTATGACTTTCTCAGCAATTTCGCTTCCGGATGCAGCTAATGCTTTGGTATTACCTATTCCATCAGTATCCTTCATGCCTTCTTCTGTAGTTGGATATATCTTCCCTGTTTGCTCTTTCTCCCAATCAAGAAGAATATGGGTATTATTATCCATATCTTCCGGATAGAAGAATAAAGCATTGCCATCATGGATAATAACTGCACATTGTGCCTGTTCGTTTTCTTCATGCAGTCCCCAAAATTTAGGTTCTACAAAACTCTTGTTGGCGGTAAAGATGAATACACCATTACCTACATTTTCTTTTGTGTAAATTCCTTTGTTCATAATCATATAAGTTTTAATATTTCTCAAAATTTGGGATTTGTAAATAGAAAGAGTTTCGAGACATGGGAAGCCAACACTTTTGCTCCTCATTGCACGTATTCCAATTATCTTCCCCAAATTCATCATTTAATGCTTCCACTATCTTATAGGCTACATCTTTTACAAAACGAGTATTAAGTATCCTCTTGCCTTTAATAACGATTGTAGGTGTATAGAGTGAAATTTTATACTCCCCACCGTTTTCTATCGACCAGCTACCTTGTGCTACTGTAATGTGCGGATTGGTTTCATTCTTATACTCTTGTACTATACTTAGATAGCCATTAAAATAGTTGGCTATTAGCTCCGACTTATATACTTTTAGTCCCGTTGCTTTTTCTAAAAGTTTTCTAAGTCTATAAGCATCATTTACAACAGGGTCCATTCTCATATAAGTTTTAAAGTTTCTTGTATTCCGGCTTCAAGTGCTTCCTCGTAGCTTTTATAATGCACCAAAGGCCTGTCGGATAATCCCACTAAATCATGGTTCGGTATTGTTAGTATATCATATATCCAATAGTCTCCATACATATAGGATACTTCAACGTGTAGCTTCTTGGTTTCACGCAGCCACTTTTGAGCAACATACAACACTGGACACAAAAATTCAATAGGTTCGTCATCTATTTCCGTACAACACGACATACTTTGCGGAAGGTCATATTTTGTAATAACCTTATTGCGGTCTATTATGTGTTCACACTTCCAATTGAAGCCCTTATCTTTCAGCAGCTTCGCTGTCTCTAATGTTACGAGTTCTTCGGTCATAGCTATTGTCTTTTCAAATTAATAATCTTCGTTTCGTAGTTGTCAAGCCCCTTTTTATGGGTACAGATAATCACTATACTATCATTGAGATAAGTCACGCTTCCCTCAATTGTACGGTGTTCTATAGGGTATTCTCCAGAGTTATTGCACCCGAATAGTGCAACTGTTGCCAAAAGGATAATTATTTTCTTCATACTTTAAAGTGTTCAATCAGTTCGTTTACGGTAGCCTTGTGAATGGTATCTGTGTTAATGTCAACATCATTGTAAGCCCAATAGGTAGAGAACTTGATTTCAGGACACAAAATCCATTTATTTCCATCGGTAAACCATTGAAACTTATCTGTATCATCCCTTAATGCAGCAATAGCCAATAAAAGCTCTTCGTTGGTTCCGCAATCAACACTATCGGTTTCGTCAGGATGTGGAATGTTACTGAAAAACTCAACACTATATAGACTGTATTCGGGTTCAGTGAAAATACATAAATCTTCGTTAAGTTCCGCCCCAAATAATCTATATCCCAACTCCTCCAACTTCTTCCGAAGCTCCGGTGTACTTTTTCTTATAAAGCACGGTGTTGTAAATCCCATAGTCATTCCTCCTTATCTATCTTAATATCTGTTACTTTGCCACGATTGATAAAACCGCCATAGCTAAACAAATCGGTCATACATGCTGCGTAGTCCACCTCTGCGCATTTCTCGTATAGAGAACATAAGGCGCAATGAACATAATCTTGCACCGCTTCATGCAGCACTCCGTCTATTATTATTCCGTTCTTTATTTCCATGGTTATTTCCCTTTCAATTTCTTTATTAGTGCATCGGCTGCTCTCAAGGAACCTATTGCAATATCATCATAAGTTTCACTGTCATCGTTTATTCCTAAAGCAATACAATACCCTTGCATAGCGGATTTTGCCAATTCATAACGCCTTTGCTCCCAATCAATAGTTTCAAAATTATCAAAGAAGTCGAGTTCTGACACTTTGAAATACCTACCTTTCACTAAGGCAGTCCCAACGTCGAATAAGCCTTCAACCTCTACAATCTCTCCAGTCTCTTTTATTCTCGCTTTCATTATTTACCCTCCTTTTCAACATATCCGTTTTTAATACACCAGCACAGCATCTCGTAGGCTGCATCCAATAGATTTCCGGAAACTTTAACGATGAATGGTTCAGACATGCTTTTTTGATAACTTATAGCCCAAGGACAAGCAAAAAGAGGCTTAACGCACAGCTTATACGTTATACAGAAGACATTTATGTATCGCGGCAGCTTATCGAGAATGTCCTGCAAAGTGTAAGTTTCATGATAATAGTCGTAATTCGTATCGGCATCCGGAGAGGTTACAACCATGTTGTCTGCATCTGATTCATTCCACTCGAAACACATGCTTCCATCGCTTGTGTCCAACCCAAGCTCCTTCAAATGCATCATCTGTTCGACTGATAATACATATTTTGATTTCATAATCATTGCTTTTTATTAGGTATTAAATCATCCAAATACGCCCATTCTTCAATGGCATCTTTGGAGCACTCGTAATCATCGCACTCTTCATCGTCCCAGCACTGCTCTGTTACATTCCAATAGCGGACACCGTAACCAGTTCCAGTGCTTAATTTCCCATATACAAGGCATGGTATCTGCGGATAATGTTCATTTTCGTATTCTCCATGAGCTTGTGGCACTTCATCTTTAGTCTTGTGCCACACGCTGTTGATATGCCAGTTCGCACCGGCAATAAATCCTTCTTTAAATTCATCTGCACCACATTCGCAACAATCGAATGCTGTATTATGACCGTTACAATGTTCGCAATATTCACGTTCTGAACATGGATAGGTCCCATTGCAATTATAATGCTTATGAATTGCTTCCCTTGCTGCTTCTTTTATTGTCTGTTTCATATCTTATTTCTTTTTCTTGATTTAATCTTGATTGGATTGTTTTTTGTTCCGGTACCGAACCATTCTAAGCGAAAACCGTGTATCCGGAGCCAATATTTAAAAGCGGGGATAGTTGTCTGTTTCATAATCAATGACTTTTAATTTTCTTATATTTACCACACTTCTTGCAGAAATAGTGACGGACGGTGTACCAACTGCTATCACCCCAATCATCAACAGCTTCAACTCTCCTCTCAAATAAGTATTCCCACTCGTGGCAACAGAACCATTTCTTTATAATGGCATCAATTAAATGCTTCATAACCAACTATTCTCCTTTACAATTCTACCATCGTCTAACAACGTGTATAGTTTACCCTTATATGCCAGAGCGAAACACCATTGGCGGGCATACTTCAAATACTGATGCAATTTGTATCTATGCTGGTATTTCTGCATCTTTTTTTCTATTCTTCGTTTCATAATCAATATGCTAATATTAAATTTCCACTTTTGTGTAATTACTAAAATCACAATACAAGTATTGACACCAACCACCAAAGCGATATTTATCATTTAGATACCTACATTGGGAAGTCCACTTACTCTTTGTAATAATCTCGTACACCGTTCCTTTATGGATGAAAAGGTCGCCGACTTTTAAATTGGAAAGTTTAACTGTTTTCATTTCTTCCTTTCATTACGTTTCCGATTGTCTTCCGAAACACACATTTTGCACCATGATGTCTTTGTTCAGAACCACTCTTCATTCGCTCCAACCTCTACCGAGAGCCAGTCCATGAGGAGGGTTATAAGGTTATAAATAAGTTTCATCTCGCTAAACTTTTATCGCGTTGGCAATATTATCCGCATCCGACAGCTTTCTTACCAGCACATAAAATGCTGCTGTACACCGCTCTGTGTTCATATTGACCGTTTTCCCGATTTTCAAACAGTCGGAAGCAAGGTTCATCATCCTTGTCACATTGGAAAGCTTCAGGTATTCCAACGTAAACCCGTTAAACCGTGAATCTTTCTTTCGAAGCTCTTTAATCCTTTCGTCAAACTGGATGCAGGCGTAATCACATAATGTCCTTGCAAGTTCGAACCTTGCAATCTCTGCGGAATGGGGTACGCCGTTATCGTCGAGAACCTGCTTGAACTGCCAATACAGCATATCCACGTGCTTGTTCACTTCTTCCGTGTACTTGTCGTTGCAGTCGGCGAAAAACTCGCTCCGGTCTGAACCGATAACGCTGTTTACAGTACGCTCGTATTCCTTTCTTGCCTTATCGGCATCATTCAAATACCGCTTGAATGCCTGTTTGTAATAAGGCGTTCTCTTCATTGCATGCAGGCACTCGATAACCTGCCCGCAACAGATGTCGTTTGTGAGCAGTATGTTGTAGGTGCACAGAACTACAAGGCTCTCATACTTGCTGATTATCTGATTTGCCGTGTCGGTAGTCATTGCCTTGTCTGTTCTGCCTTGTTCATATTCTTGTTTCTGCTCTCTTTTGCAAGTTCATCAATCATGCGCTGATACTTCCTTGCCACCAACGGGCAGCGTATGCGCATTGCATTGTCACGCTGCCACTCCAATTGTTCGATTTTCTTTTCAATCTCTATGTCCATGATTATTTACCGTTTGTTTCTTATTTGGATAAACCCTCGTTTTTCGCATTCCTTCAACAGTTCCATATCTTCATCCCTTATATCGCATGGCGTCTCATGATTAACACTCATGTAATCCGATATGCCAAACTTTTTGCATATATCATAGTAAAAGCGTCTTTGCCTGCCTCTTGTCGTCCAACATATTGTAAGTCTCATACTTTATTGTCAAATTTATGCTTTCGCCAATACTTATAACTGGCATACTCTCCACGTCTATCAAACATTATACGCTCGAATGTACCAACACGCCGCAATGCTTCGTTTGCGTACAGGTCTCCACCGGCTATCTTAGCTTTCAACATCTCAATGTACTCTTCTCGGCTATACTCTTCTCCAGTAAAAACATTAATTTTTTCTTCCGGCATTGAGTGTATCACTTCATCCCGCTCCTTATCGTAAGTGGCAAACCAGCTCATGATGACAGAACCGTCTATTTTGCCATAAAATCCACCGTATGATGAGTTTTCCCTTGCCCGTTTAAAACAAAGGCAAACGTCCTCAATTCTGAAATAATAATACTTGTCAAGGATAGAGTTTACAATGGATGCTACTTGATAGTCATTCATATCCTCGCGGCTACGGCCGTAAAACAACAGAGTACCTTCTATGAACTTTACAAGAACCGCCTTTATGCAGGTTTCGTTATCTTTCCTCCATTGTGATAATTGTATGGGAGGTGCGTTTATCGCTTGGCTTATGGAAGTTATCTCATTACTGATGTTCTTGCAGATAGCAATCAGCTGCCTGGAAGATAGAACCGCTATTTCCTTGCTTGTTAGTGTGATTTCTGTTCCCATTGTCTTTTAGTGGAAATAACCCTTGGTAATTATTACTCATGCTTTGCTCTATTATTGCAATCATCATCTGCTTGTCACCTCCCGAAAGAGTTAATAGCTTCCGGTAACATGCCTCTGCTCCGGTCTGCTTGTATGGCTGCCCCCTCTCTTTTTTGTAGTTGAGCCAGTATATGAATATATCCTTGTATTCTTCCTCTACGAAATAGAGGTCAAGTACCTCTTTCTTCCTTATTGAGTTTCTCCCGTCTATCCATGCTTTCGCTATTTCATTTCGGATTTCGGAAGGATATTTCAACGCATACTCTTCTGATTGCTGCTTTATTGTTTTCATATTATTACTTTCTATATGGTATTAAGAAATTTGTTCACGAAGTAAACTTGTCCTTTGCCACTAACTTTTGTAGTCAATGTCGTATGTAAAACGCCATTACTTCCAGAGCGTACGCCTTTTTTGATTACAAACAACCCTTGTTCTATGTATTTCTGATTTGGCACGTTATATCTTTCTCCATGCTTGCCCAAATATCCGTTTTTACGCATCCATGCAAACAATCTTTTTTCGCCTATATCGTATCCATTCCTGTCTCTTATACACATCTCCGAGCCCACGAGACCTCTCTACATCTC